CTATTGTTACTTGCACTCTTTGCAACTCAGTGTTATATCTGGATCTTTTAATAGTGTGTGCTGGTAAAGTGATCGAAGTAGATGGAAAGAAATATAAGCTAAAGGAACTTTAATATAATGAAAAAACTAAAGAGACATTATGAAATCGACTAAAAGAGATTGGCTACACTTCACAGCAGGATTTGTCACCGCTATAATCATGGCACTCGCCGTATCAGACGCAACTGGAGCAACGGATCGTGATGTAGTTGCATCTACTCTGATCCTCGAAGCAGGCGGAGAATACTCTAAAGGAGCAATGGAGTCAGTACACGAAGTGATCTATAATCGATCTATGAAACGAAACAAATCGATGTCTGAAATCTGTCTTCAACCTTGGCAATTCTCATGTTGGAATGAAAACGATGTTGATACGAATATCGCTAAAGCACAAAATCACCCACGCTGGCACGAGGCGATGAAGATTGTTGACACCGCACAAATCAGTAACTTCACAAACGGAGCAGATCACTATTATGCAGAATACATCGACGAACCATATTGGGCATCAAGCCTCACACGAACAACCTCTATCGGAAGACACATCTTCTTTAAGTAGTCTCAGGGAAGAATATATTGATGACACAGAAACCTATACTGAAGGACGCATCTTCCGCGCCCCTCTGATCAACTTCCACAACGATTAAGAACATGCTAAAACCGAGTAGAAATGTCAACATACATATCATAAGATCATCTTTCGCGAAAAGTATAATGTTGAAAGTCGATCTTATCAGTCATCTCGATCTAACACCGATCGAAATTAAAACGTTAAAAGAAACGATCTCGGTAGAAATTCGAAAGTACACTGATTTAATTAAACCTCGCATGAGCTCTGCAGCCAATAAAGTTGCGGAGGAGATGGGAATAATGCTGTCTTCTTTAACGTGGCATAAACAAAATTCAGTTGATCCTGGCCGCAAGATTTTTCATCTTGAGCATCTGTGGCCAGTGTGTATCCTACGAAATGCATGTTTAAAAGCATCTACACACTCTGACATTAACGACATTTTGCAAAAAGCTACTGTGGTTTGGATCTTAAAGTCTGAGGATAAGGTCTTAAACGAAAACGGATATCGTTCAAAAAGAAAAGATCCACTATTAGCGTATAAAACGTGCAGCATTAATATCATTTAAACATTTACAAAACAATAGAAACAAGGTATAATATACACATACATATGACAGAAAAACAACTAAAAACACGAGAAAAATTAATCAAACGTCTACATAAGAAGTTGGTAAAACAATCTGCACCTGCCAATGATGGTTATGTTTTGGTGGAACCAGTAGATAGAGATATTAATGAAGAACTTGAGCGCTTGTCCGCTTATCAAGTAGAAAGGTTTAACAATGGGTAAAGTATTTGATCGCTACGGAAGAGTATCGGCTATTGATCACAAGTACACAGGCGAAGAGCCAACGTGGGATAAATGTGAATCGTGGCCAATCGATAAATTTATGAATGAACGTTCTCGAATGTTCAACTTCTATAATTACTATTGCTCAGCTAAAGATCTTTTTAATGATCTTCTTAAATGGATGCCAACGAATGGATATACAAAACAGCAGATAAAAGCAATTAAATCAGAAGGTGAACGTTGTGTAAGCATTACATGCTTAAAGCTCGCTCGTGCTATGAATAATGGTATGGCTCCAACACGCAAAGATGTGATGGAATATGTAAAAACTAAGCATGGCCTTGCCTATGATGAACCACATAATGATTTATTGTATCTTAAAAAAAATATCGATAGTGTTATTAGATCTAATAATGTAAAGATACAAGCGGAAATCAAGTTAAATGCAGAAGCGTCTAATGTAAAAAAGATTATTATTTCTCCACTTCAAAGGCTTTCCAATAAGGTTAATGAGAAAATTATTGCCCATCTTGAGGCGATGATTGATGATAATAATTGGGCTAATAATAGTGTAAAAGTTGAAGGTATTAATCTAATTCAACTCCTAAAGGCCAATGATATCCCCGTAAAGGGCTTAAAAGAGGTTCATACATGGTTAGAACATATCGGAAACAGCTTACAATGTGCTCTAGATAAAGACAATGAATTTGATGTTGAAGGGTGGGCGTTTACAACCAAAGTTGGTATTAAAAATCGATTAAAGGCAATTCAAACAATGTTAGCACAGGTTGAAAAGTATCGTGGTGCAAATACAAAAGCGCGGAAGCCTCGAAACAAGAAAGTAAAGTCAGCTGATGCACAAGTTAAAGCGATGAAATATAAAGTGTCTGACGATGATTTTGGTTTAAGTTCAATTGCTCCATCGTCAATACCTGGCTCAACAAAATTAATTGCATTTAACACAAAGTATCGCAGACTTATTGTTTATGAAGCTAGTTCAAAAGATGGTTTTAGTGTAAAGGGAACCACACTCCAAAACTTTAATGAATCTAACAGTTATGAGTTGACAATTCGTAAGCCTGATGATATATTACCAGTAGTAACAAATAAAACCGAAAAACAAATCTTTAAAGTAGTTGATGCTCTAAAAACAAATAGAAAACCATCTAATGGAAGAATTAATAAAGAAACGATCTTACTAAGAATATTTTAATGGCTAAAAAAGAACCAACAATAAAACTCTCTATTACAAGAGAAGAGTTACGAAGTCAAGTTGACCAACTTGTTTTTAAAGACAGACTAACATATGCTGAAGCTATATGTGATATCTGTGAAAAACTAATGATCGATCCAGCAGATATAGCAAAGCTTGTTAATGGACCACTTAAAATAAAATTAGAAGCTGAAGCAATCAATCGAAACATTATCAAATCTAATACAGCAGTATTATTTTAACATGACAGGTATTCAAGCTTATCAGATATACAATGCATTAAGACTTCATTATTCAAATGAAACCTTTGACGCTTATAAATATAATTTCAAAGCGAGAGTATCATTAAAAACGTTTGATTCATTAAAATATCGATATACGTTTGAAAAACTGGCAGCAAAACACGATCGTGAATTTATCATTAATTATATTACATCAAACATAATTGAAAATGTATCATGGATACATGATATGTCTTTAACAAATTACGAAAAAAGAGAAGCACGTTTACAATCCTTAACATATACATTAAAAAAAGATTTAAGTCAATTTACAGATTTTAACGAAATGTGTAAATGTACAGATGGAAACAATTTACTTATTGATGCGCTCTGCAGAGAAAGCATTAGTATTGAAACTGTTTCTATTATAGATAGTCTAGTAAACTTCATAAAACCTTTATTACCCAAATTGAATGATCCTTTAAAAATGAAGAAGGAGCGTGCAATTTTGGCAATGAAATACAAATCAAGCTTAACTGACATTAACATAGAGAAAATGCGACAAACGATTATTAAATCCTTTACATCCGTCTGATTTATGTTATAGTAGTTAAATACACCGCAATACAATAAAATACAAAAATACAAAAAAAAACAATAATATGTCATTCGCAAAACTAAAACAAAGTCGAGAAGCAGCAATTCAAAAGCTTGTACAAGCTACAGCAGCAACCTCAGAAAAGAAAACATATGGTGACGATCGCTTTTGGTCGCCCACCGTAGATAAAGCTGGAAATGGATATGCTGTTATCCGCTTCTTGCCCGCAGCCGAAGGTGAAGAAATCCCTTGGGTACGCTATTGGGATCATGGATTCAAAGGACCAACAGGTAAGTGGTATATCGAAAGATCTCTCACTTCTATTGGTCAAAATGATCCAGTGAGTGAAATGAATACACAACTGTGGAATAGTGGAATTGAATCTGATAAGGAAGTTGCGCGTGAACGTAAGCGCCGTCTTCATCACGCATCAAACATTCTTGTTATTTCTGATTCGGCAAATCCACATAATGAAGGTAAGGTATTCCTTTATAAGTATGGCAAGAAGCTCTTTGATAAGATCATGGACGTCATGCAGCCTCAGTTTGAAGATGAAAAGCCAGTTAATCCATTCGATTTTTGGGGTGGTGCAAACTTCAAGCTAAAGATTCGTAATGTCGAAGGCTATCGTAATTATGATAAGTCTGAGTTTGACGCTTCATCTGAACTATTTGATGGAGACGATACACAACTAGAAGAAGTATACAAAAAGGTATATAAATTACAAGAATTCATTGACCCTGAGAACTATAAGAGCTATGGAGATCTAAAGAAAAAGCTCTATGACGTTCTTGGTGAAGAGGAGATCGCTGATACGTTTTCAGCCGATACCGTCGATGAACTAAACACGACCCGCGCGCCTCAAATTGATGCGCCTGCGCCGTCAGCTGATACACCCAAACCAGCTCTTGTAAAAGAAGGTGGCGATGAGAATGAAGAAGACACGTTGTCCTACTTCGCAAAGTTAGCCGCTAGTTAGTAAAGTATAGATAGAGGCGTCCTTATCGTAAGGGTGGTGGCTGAGGTCACCACCCTTTTTAGTATCTATATTCCAACTTAAGCGTATGCAAACACTTGAAACGTTCTATCAATGTGCTTCGGCGCTTCATTAATAGTTGTATTATTAATGCTACTCCTACTTGAGTTATCAACTAACGCGGTAGATGTTTCTTCAGTTTGTTTAGATTGATTGGCTTTCATATTTGCAATGTGTGTTGATTGACTTAACATTTCGGCGCCTGATGAAACGTTATTTGTTTCAAGCTCAAGGTGTTTACTATTAAGCACTGTTTCTTTATGAATTGCACGCAAATCAGTAACATCACTTTTAGATGTTTTGCCTGCCTTTTCAGTAGCGGTAATTAATATGTTCGCTATAATATTCTCAAGTTTTTCTGGAGATATTTCACCTGATTCAGCTGATGCTTTCAGACGATCTAGGCGTATTTGTCCGCCGCGCTTGCCCATATAACTATCTGACCGCGACATTGCTCGAACAAGGTTCAGCTCAACTTTTTCATCAAGCCCTTCACCAGACATCATATTCGCTGCAGCGGTTGAACTGATGCCTTCAATCTGGGAATATATCCCCTGAGCTTTAGTGGATGCTCCTCCCATTGCTGATGCAGTAGGTTGTGGTTTTGGCGCAGCTGTCGGTGCTCTCTTTTCAGCTAAAGCAGCCTGAACAAACTCCATATCTTCATCAGACACATCATCATGATTAACAATGGCTCTCAACTGAGCCTTTGAAGCACCTTTAACCTTGTCTCTATTAACTTCTGACTTTCCTAATCTATCTAGATCATATAATCCACTTTCTCTAGCAGCAGACATTGCCTCTTTTTCAGTCTTCTCTTCATAAACACCGCCGACTGAAGGTGTACGTACACCACCGCCACCAATACCTGCACCACCAAAGAAACTAAATAATTCAGCAGCTTGGCCTAAGTCTAATTTTGAAAGATTTTTTAATTGTTTTACAACACCCTTAAGTGCGTCACCGACATCATCTACTTTATCTGAATCAAGTTTTTTTAGAGCTGATGCGATAGTATCAATTGCTTTAGCTGCAGCACTTAAACCAGTTGCTTTGTCTGCTAATTCCAGAAATTTCTCGATTGGATCGCCACCAAAGAAACTTAGTAATCCAGCAATGGCTGAACTAGCACCAAAGGCTATTAATGCGCCAGTTACCGCTAAGATACCTGCTCCTGCAATGATCAATCCTGGTCCTGTTGAACTTAGTCCAATTAGACCTTCAACTACAGTTCCCATAAATTCTCCAAGGATAGGAAGGAATCCACTTAATCCAGCGACGGCATCTGAGAATATGTTAAACGCTAAGGCTGCTGGAATCATTGCTGTACCCAATGCTGCGATAGCTAGCGCCCCAACAAATATTGCTGGTGATATTAATGATAATCCAAATGCAGCCACACCAAGTGCTGTTAGTGTACCAATACCGATCCAAACACCCTTCCAATCAATATTAGAAAACATTCCAAAAGCAATACCTGCTGGAATTAATGCAGCACCTAAAGCTGCGATAGCCAACGCTCCGATTAATATCATTGGGCCAATATTAGCCAACAGTGCTGCGCCTATGCCAAGTGCTGTTAATGTGGCAAGGCCATACAGTACACTCTTCCAATCAATATCAACGAATGTTTGTAGTGCTTTTCCTGTTATGAATAATGCACCACCAAGCGCTATAAGAACACCTGCCCCGATTAGATACTTTGGATTAGATATCGCTTTCAGACCTCTTCCAAGGCCTTTTAAGAACCCAGAGATGCCTTCTCCTGCGCCCTTTCCAATGCCAGCCATAGCACCTCCAACACCTTTTCCAACACCCGCTATTTTATCACCAGTCCTTGATCCTGTATCACTCTTTGATCTAATAAGTGGTCTGCGAGATCTTGCACCAGTACTTCTAGTAATTGAGCGAGATCTTCCACCAACACCTTTAGTGATTGAATCAACTGATTCCTGTGGATCAAAGTCCTTTGCTGCTTTAGCAATCTTTTTTAACAGACCTTGTCGAATCATGAAGAATCTAAGACTTGTTATAATATCCTGCTTTGGTGTTGAACCAAGGATATCATTAAGAGACAACTTTTTATCTATTTCAAGTTCAACATCTTCAGTTGCTTTTTCAACTTTTTTAAGAATATTTTTCTTAATCCTTAACCATTGCAAGGCGTGGAACGTATTCAAGTTAGGAGATTCTCCAAGAATATCAGATAACGAAATTTTATCATCAATATTTAACCCAGGTAACTTGCCACCTTGAGTTTCAGTATCGATAGCTTTGAGAATATTTCTTTTAACTTTAAGAAATTCTAATCCTAAAACAACATTAAGTGAATCGACTTTAGTGGATTCACCAATGATTTGAGACAGCCCTATGTCTTGTTTGATATTTAGTCCACTCAACTTACCACCCTGAGTTGCATTATTAATTGCATTTAGGATGTTACTTTTTATTAC